AAGCATATTAACTATGTGGCAAATGAATTAGAACTAAAATTAATAAAACAATGAAAAAACTAAAACACTACTTAACATTAACATTATTCTCATTTGTATTATTAATAGCAAGTGTAGTATTATTATCGCTTGAATCTATTATACATAACTTAATATTTTAGATATGATAGAGGTAAAACAAGGCAAGGTAACAGTATACAAAAACAACACAACAAAAGTATATACACTAAAAGAATACACAAACAATATTTACTATAGAAAACTATATACAAGAATATATCAAATAATTTGTATCATAGCTACTATGTTTATTCCAGCAATAATGATTAACTTGTTTAAATGACAAGAAACGTAAGAAAAGCTATTAGTTGGTGTTTAAAGAATGACATTAAGGTAATAGTAAAACCACTAACAACAAAAAGAAAACCAGAAGTACAATTACAAATACATAGGCAAGGTAAAATACAAACAGGAAACGAAATATACAAACAAGACAAAAAACTAGGCGATAAGATACAAGAGTTATACTTATACCTATATAAAACATTAAGATAATTTTTAGTTGATAGTTAGATAAAAGAGGGTTGCTTTATACAAAGTAATCCTTTTTTTGTTTTATAAAAAAACACTTTATGCAAGTAGAAGTTTCTATACCGAGTTCACTAAAAGAAGTTAAGTTAAAAGACTATCAATCATTATTATTAATAGATAAGCCTGATGATGAGGATTTGCTTAAATGCATACTTGATGTAAACTCAAAAGAACTTGGAAAGATAAAAGACAAAGATGTTGTATATCTAAAAGGACATATCAATAAACTATTTGATAAAGAACACGAGTTCATACCTACATTTAATTTAAAAGGTATTGCTTATGGTTTTATACCAAACCTTGATGAAATTACCTATGGAGAAAATAAAGATGTTACAAGTTACATAAATGACTGGGGTAATATGCATAAGGCAATGGCAGTTTTATTTAGACCTATTAAATTAAAGAAGAACAACAAATATATAATAGAAGAATATGAGGGTAGCCACCGATACGCAGAGACAATGAAAGATATGCCTTTAGATGTTGTATTAGGTGCTATGGTTTTTTTTTACAATTTAACGAACGAATTGCTAAAATTTATACCGAACTATTTGGAGAAGGAAATAACGAAGGAACAGATGCAAGGTCGAATTTCTCAAGAAAATGGGGAAGCTATTCAGAACTATATGCTCTTGCTCAAGGGGACATTACACGATTTAAAGAAGTTGCAAGACTTCCGTTACACCAATGTTTAATGTATTTAGCATTTGAAAAAGAAAAAGCAGAATTAGAATCAAGAATTATAAAAAGAAAAATAAATTAATATGCAAGGATTTTATAACCTATCTAACAAGATAAGAGAAACACTACAATTAGACCAATTTGTTAATACAGTAACCTACGGAGATTTATTTGAAGTTGACTTAAACAAACAAACTATATTTCCGTTATCACATTTTATGGTAAATAATGCAACAATGCAAGGTAATGTTTGGAACTTCAGTTTATCTCTATTATGTATGGATGTAGTAGACGAAAGCAAAAACTTTGCAGAAGGAATACCAGATGAGTTTAGAGGTAATAACAATGAGCAAGATGTATTTAACACACAACTTGCAGTTGCTAATAGACTAATGGAATTATTATTAAGAGGAGACTTATATGTAGAAAAATACCAATTAAATGGAGACCCTACATTAGAACCTTTTGTTGATAGGTTTGAAAATAAATTAGCTGGATGGACTGTTACGTTTAATGTACTAATTCCTAATGATATGACTATATGTTAAAAAACTTACAAGCAGAGTTACAATCTTTCGGAAAGTATGTTGTTCAACAATCAAGAACAAATCTTACTAAAGGTAAACACAATATAGATAAAAGGCTATATAGAAGTTTAGATTATAAAATATCTGAAAGTAATGATATATATAGTTTACAATTTTTAATGGAAGACTACGGAATGTTCCTTGATAAAGGGGTAAGAGGAGCAAATCCAAGTTTAGTTAAAAATGGAAGACAAAAAGGTAGCAATAGTCCATATAGTTTTAAATTTAAAAAACCTCCTATGCAACCTTTAGCTGATTGGGCAAAGGCAAGAAATATAAGGTTAAGAGATGAGAAGGGGAGATTTAAAAAAGGTAATTATAAAAGCATAGGCTTTATATTACAAAAAAGCATATATGCTCAAGGTATAAAACCAACTTTATTTTTTACTAAACCATTTTCAAAAGCATTTGAAAGATACCCAGAATTATTAACAGAAGCATTTGTGCAAGATATAATAGACATATTAAAAGAAACAAGCAATGAGCAAAATTAACGTAAGAAGTCCATACTTCATAAACCTATCAACTACTAACCTAACAAGTGCAACTCTTGAAATAAAAATATATATAGATGCAGCTAATACTTCTTGGCAAGGAAGTCCCCAATATACACTAACCTCAACTGCAGTCAATGAAAAGATAAACTTTGAAATATCAGAATTAATTAAGGATTATATACCAGCAGAGTTTAACGGAACATACCCAAGCACAACAACAGCAACAGATGATTATACTACAATGTATGTTGATTATAGGGTTACAGAATATATATCTTCAGTTGCTCAAACTCCTGTTGATACATTAGGAATAAGAGCGTTTTTAGGATATGGCTATTTTGAAGAGGGAATTAACCCTCAACTATTGCAAGGCTATTTGCAATCTAATACAACAATATTAAAATTAGATGATGATGCTTTGAGAGTTCCTGTTGACAATGAAAATACAAATTCTGTTGCTTTTTTTAATAATGGACAACAGATACATAGTTGGACGCCAATATCAGGAGCAAGAATACAAGACCAAATTGTTTATGTTAGTACAGCTTCAGCAGATGTAGATAATTATAGAGAAAGAGTAGAAGCGTCAGGAGGAACATATGAAGACAATCCTTGCATACAAGAGTTTTTAAGAAATGAAACTATATACCCAGTAGATGAAGTTATAATAGATGGAGTTGATGGGGTTACTGTTTTAAGAGTTGAGAATATAGAAGAATGCAAATACACGCCTTACAAACTAACCTTTATAAATAAGTTTGGTGTATATCAAGATATATACTTCTTTAAGAACTCTAAACTTGCAATGAACACAAATGAAGAAAATTATAAATCTAATATTTTAACAAACGGAACTTATAATACATATGATGCTCAAAAGAAATTGTTAACTAAAAACGGAAATCAAACGCTAACTTTAAATAGTGGTTATTATCCAGAAAGTAACAATGAAATATTTAGACAATTATTCTTAAGTGAAAAAGTATGGATAGAATATAAAGGAAAAACATTAGGCGTAAATATAGAATCTAAAAGTATAAATTATCAAACAAGTCTCACAGATAGTTTAATCAACTATACAGTAGATGTAAGCTTTGCTTTTGACACAATAAACAACATAAGATAAATGCAAGTAGTAGAACTATATATAAGTAATACAAGAGTAGATTTATTTCAAGATGAAAGTGTAACTATTACAGATACTATCACTAATGCTAAAGATGTAGCAAAAGTCTTTACAGCGTTTAGTCAGCAATTTAGTTTACCAGCTTCTTCTACAAATAATCAAATATTCAAACATTATTATAATTACGATATTACAGGAGGATTTGATGCAAGAATAAGAGTATCAGCAATACTTAAATTAAATGGAGTAGATTTTAAATTAGGTAAAGTAAAACTTAACTCTGTTAGTTTAAAAAATAACAAAGCATATTCTTATAAGGTTGTATTCTTTGGAGAAACAGTAGCGTTAAACGACACATTAGGAGAAGATAAATTAAGTGCTTTAAATGATTTAGATACATTGAGCCTAAATTATAATACTGCAACTGTTAAAGCTAAATTACAAGTAGACCCATCAACTAATGATATTGTTGCTCCTTTAATAACACATACAACAAGATTATTTTATAATAGCGATAATTCTGCACACTTAAATGGTACTGGAAATTTATATTACCATACAGGAAGTTCACACGACCACGGAGTATTATGGTCAGACTTAAAATATGCATTAAGAGTACATAGAATTATTGAAGCAATAGAAGCTAATTATCCTACTATCAGTTTTAGTAATGATTTCTTTAATACTACTAATGAGCCTTATTATGATTTGTTTATGTGGCTACATAGAAAGTCAGGAGATGTAGGTAATGGCGACCAGGTATCATCTTTTCCTACTTCTATAAATGGATGGACTTCAAGTGGAACATTCACCTGTGGAGCATCAGAAGTTTGGGGTGGTATGAGCAACGTATCAACATTAACTGTTTGTCCTGAATTTGCAGCATATAGTACAACTAATACTTTAATGCAATTAACTTTATCAACAACAAGTACTGATATTTATGCAGTTGAAGTTTTACAAGATGGTCAGAGTATATATCAAGCTTCAGGATTAACAAATTCAACTACTTTAACCAGTACATCAGCTGGTGGAGATTTAGGTCTTCCATCTGTTTCTGCTGGAGAATGGACAGTAGTAGTAACTGTAACAGGACAAAACGCTATTACATTCAGCGATATAAAATGGACTTTAAGGAATAATGAACCTGGTGAAACACCTCAACCACTTGACTTTTCCACAGGTAGTTTTTTATGTGATACTAATTTTGAATTTGCGATAACTCAACAAATACCTGATATGAAGATTATAGATTTTCTAACAGGGCTTTTCAAAATGTATAATCTTGTTGCATACACTAAACCTGATGGAAGTATATATGTAGATACATTAGATAACTTTTATGCTACCTCAACAACTTATGACATAAGCAAGTATATAGATGTAAATACAAGCGAAGTAGATGTAGCATTACCTTATAGGCAAATAAATTTTACTTATGAAGGATTAAAAACTTTTTTAGCTGCTCAATGGGAACAGTTAAACGCTAAAGAATGGGGAGCAGAAAAATATAATGCTGAAGGAGGTTTAGATGGAGGAATATATACTTTAAAACTTCCTTTTGAACATATGCAATTTGAAAGACTTTTGGATATTGAGGATGAAACAGGAGCAACACAAACAACAATACAATGGGGATTTTGTGTAAATGATAATCAGCAATCATATATAGGTAAACCAATTTTATTTTATCCTATTTTAAAAAGTGGAGGAGCAACAACTTCAATATCATTTAGAGATACTCCTACAAGCCATGATGAAGTAACATCTTATGTATTACCATCTAATAGTGTTGCTTTAGCAGCTTCTACAAGTACAGCTAATAAAAACTTTGGTAAAATGATAAATGAATATACAGGGCTATCTAATTACACAGGTACTCTTTATCAAAACTATTATAGCACTTACATAGAAAACTTATTTAAAACAAATGCAAGGATAGTTAAGTATACAGCTTATTTGCCATTACATATAATTCTTAATTACACATTAGCAGATATATTTATAATTAACGGAAAGCAATTTAGAATCAATAGTTTAAATATTAATTTAATTAACAATAAAAGTAAAATAGAACTTATTACAATATGATAGTATTTACATTATTAAATATAGATGAGTTTTACGGAGTAAGTGAAACAATAGAAATAGCAAAAGGTAAAAACAAAATGCCTTTATCATTTAAAGAAGGATTTAAACAAATAAAAAGAAATAGAAAATGGCAGAAATAGTTGTTATTGATGTGCAAACTAACGCACTTGCAGCCAATAAGGAAATTGAAAAATTAACAGATAGCGTTGAAGATTTAGCACAATCAACCAAAGAGGTTACACAAGAAACAAGCAAAGCATCTACTGGTTTTGAAGATGTTACAAAGAATGGTGGTGCTATTGCTATATTAGACCAATTAACTGGAGGTCTTGCATCAAGAGTAAGAGATAGTTACGAAGCTACTAAACTATTTAATTTTAGTTTAAAGGGTATGCGTACAGCTTTAATTGCTACTGGTGTTGGAGCATTTGTTGTTGCGTTAGGTTTAGTTGTAGCTTATTGGGATGACATTAAAGATGCAATATCTGGTGCAACTAAAAATCTGCAAAGATTTATTGATAATCAAGAAAACTTAATTAAACAATTAAATGCAGAACTTGTAATTTTAGAAAAACAAAAAGAACTTGCAAATTTAAGAGGTGAATCTATAGGAAAAATAAATGATGAAATTATTAAAACTTTAAAACTCGAAAAAGTAAATAATAATCTTTTATTAGATAGACTTGAAACACAACTTGAAGTTGAAAAATCAAAAAAAAGAGAATTAACTTTTGGAGAAAAATTACGATTACAAGCATCTAAAGCTCTTGGACTTGGATATGCTGCTCAAAAACAAGCTGAAATATATAATGATAAATATGCAAAAAGGTCTGAACTTGAAGACAAGATATTAGAATTAAAAACAAGAAATTATGATATAGAAATTAAAACAACTACAGTAGCTGAAGAATCATTAGGTCGAACAAAAAGAAACATAGAAACAGTATCTGAATTAGCTATGGAATCTGAAATAGCAGTAAATGATACAATATTACAATCAAACCAATTAGCAGCTGATTCTTTCGAAGTTAAAAAACAATTTACAAAAGAGGATTATGAAAATACTGTACTAACTGAAGAAGCTAAATTAAATATGACAAAAAGCACTCTTGGTAATATTTCTGCTGCTCTTGGAGAAGGCACAAAAGCTGGTAAGGCTGCTGCTGCTGCTGCTGCATTAATAAATACTTATCAAGGTATAACTGCTGAACTTGCAACTAAAACAGTAACACCTTTTGAATTTGCTATCAAATTGGCAAATATTGCTACTACAGCAGCTATTGGTTTTAAATCTGTAAAAGACATTTTAAAAACAACACCTAAAAATGCAACATCATCAGCTTCTAACCCTTCTCGTGGTGCTACTGCTCCAGCACAATCTCCAGCATTTAATATTGTAGGACAAGGTGGAGCAAGTCAAATAGCAACAGCACTTGGAGAACAACAACAACAACCTGTTCAAGCTTATGTAGTATCACAAGATGTTACTACTGCTCAAAGTTTAGAAAACGGAATAATACAAGGTGCAACAATAGGAGGATAATATAACAAAAAACAAAAATTATTGTTTATAAAAAAAGAATTATGGAAATAATAGAATTAGTAATAGACGAGAATGAAGAACTATCTGGAATAGAAGCTATATCAGTAGTTGAGTCTCCAGCAATAGAAGAAGATTTTATTGCATTAAAAGACCAAAAGCAAATCAGACTTGCTGAAATAAGTAAAGAAAAACGCTTATTAATGGGTGCAGCTTTGATACCAGAGAAACCTATATACAGAAAGTCTGGAGACCACGAGTTTTACATTTACTTTTCTAAAGATACAGTAGCTAAAGCATCACAAATGTTTTTAAAACGTGGTAATCAAGGGCAAGCAACATTAGAACATACAGAAGAAAAACTATCTGGAATGACTATAGTTGAATCTTGGTTAGTAGAGGATGAAGTACACGACAAATCACGTAAGTATGGCTTAGAAATGCCCTTAGGCACTTGGATGGTAGCTATGAAAGTAGACAACGATGATATATGGAATAACTATGTAAAAGAAGGTAAAGTAAAAGGCTTTTCAATAGAAGGTTACTTTGCTGACAAACTAAATAGACCACAAGATAAGCAACAAGACCAATTAAGCGAAGATGATAAACTACTAAACGAAATAATAGATGTACTCAAGGAATCAAACACCAACAAAAAGTAGAACAAGCCCAAAAGGTGGTAAAAGAGGTTGTTTGTGCAAAGACAATACTTATAACTCTAAATGTTGCAACGGAGACTTACAAAACCAAGGAATTGGTAATATATCAGGGCAAGGTAATTGAATTTACAACAACAAATAACTAATGTTGTTTAATAAAAAAGTAAATACTTAAAATTAATATATATGAACTCTAAAGAAACCCTTAACAAAGTTAAGACATTACTAGGTTTAGAAGTTCAGTTAGAAGAGAGAAAGTTAGAAAACGGAACTCGCTTTGAAGCTGATTCTTTTGAAGCTGGTAAAGAAATCTTTATCATAACTGATGAAGATGAAAGAATTGCAGTACCAAAGGGAGAGTACCTTTTAGATGATGGCTTTACAGTTATCGTTGAAGAAGATGGTATTATCTCTGAAGTTAAAGAAGCTGTAGAAGAAGAAGTAGAAGAAGTTGTAGAAGCACCAGTTGTGGAAGAAGTTGAAGCTGCTGAAGAAGCTGACGTACAAGATTGGGAAGGAATGGAAAAAAGAATTAAAAATCTTGAAGATGCTATCGCTGATTTAAAATCACGTTTTAGCGAAAAAGATGATTATAGTTCTGAAGAAACTGAAGTAGAATTATCTGCTGAACCATTAGTACACAATCCAGAAGCTAAAGGAAAAATGCAAATGAACCTTTATGCACAAAATAGACCAATGAGTACTCAAGATAGAGTATTTGCTAAATTATTCAATAAATAAAAAATAAATAAAAACCAAAGATTATGTCAAAAAAAATAGACCTTGCAACTACTCTTAACATAAGTACAAGTTATGCTGGAGAATTTGCTGGAAAGTACATTAGTGCTGCACTTTTAAGTTCAAGCACAATTGAAGATGGAGGCGTAGAAGTTATGCCAAACGTTAAATTTAAATCAGTTATCCAAAGAATTGAAACTGGAAACTTAATTGCGCCTGGAGTTTGTAACTTTGATGCTACATCAAATGTTGATTTAACAGAAGTAGTAATTGAACCAGAAGAATTCCAAGTAAATTTAGAATTATGTAAATCTACATTCGTTAAAACTTGGGAATCTATTCAAATGGGGTATAGCGCCTTTAATCCAAACGGATTACCTACATCATTCGCTGATTATTTAGTTGGACACGTAGCTGGAAAAGTTGCTGCTGCTAATGAAAATAATATCTGGACTGGAAATTTAGGTGGAGCTCAACTTGGAGAATATGATGGATTAGAAACTCTTGCAGCTGCTGATGCAACTGTTATAGATGTACCTAACCCTGTTGCTTTAACAGCTACTAACATTATTGATAAAATGCAAGAAGTTGTAGATTTAATTCCTAATTCACTTTACGGAAAAGAAGATTTAAAATTATACGTTTCTAACAAAGCTGCAAAATTATACATTAGAGCTTTAGGTGGATTTACTGCTACTATTGGTGCTGCTGGTACTGATAGCAAAGGAACACAATGGTATAATAACGGAAGTTTATCTTTTGGAGGTATTCCAATCTTTGTAGGAAGAGGAATGTCTGACGACACAATGATTGCTGCACAATCAAGCAACCTTTTCTTTGCAACTGGACTTTTATCTGATTACAATGAAGTAAGAGTAATTGATATGACTCCAATCGATGGTTCACAGAATGTGAGAATGGTAATGAGATTTACTGCTGCTGCTGCTATAGGAGTAGGTGCTGACGTAGTTTACTACGCTGGATAATTAAACTAATAAGGGGAGGGTAAAACCTCCCTTTATATTATTAACTTAAAAACCTTAAACATATGTCTTGTGATATTGGAGCTGGAAGATTAGAGCCTTGTAAAGACTCGGTTGGAGGGATAATTGCAATCTATATTTCAAATTATACAAGTGGCTTATTAAATGCCCCATCTGCTGGTGGTGCTACATTTGGAACTGATGATGAAATAACTGGATTTGCATCTCCTTTAACTTTTTACAAATACGATTTAAAAGGTGCTAACTCTTTCGAACAAACAAACGAGAACTCAAGGGACAACGGAACGTCATTCTGGACACAAACTGGAACGATAGTTTTAAAGAAACAAGACCTTGCAACTCGTAAAGAATTAAAATTATTAAGTTATGGTAGACCTCAAATAATCATACAAGATTATAATGGGAATTACTTTTTAGCTGGAATTGAAAATGGATGTGAATGTACCGTTAATACAGCTACTGGAGCAGCTATGGGAGATTTGAATGGCTATAATATAACTTTTACTGGAACTGAAAAAGCACCAGCATTTTTTGTAGATTCTGCAATTATTGGAGATACTACTAATACTGTTGTTGTAGTAGGAACTTAATTTTTATACATTTTTTTTTAAATTAAGGGTATTCTAACGAGTACCCTTTTTTTATATAAAACACTTTTGCCCTTTTTTTGTTATTTAAAAAAGCTTTTAATGATAATATTAACTACAAGCACTAATGCACAACAATTAAAGTTTATTCCAAGAGAATATTCTGCTAATAGTGTTGTAATTACAGACCAAGACACAAATACACCAGTAACATATTCTGGTTTAACATTTGCAAAAGATAAATACTATTTACAAGGCAATGTAACATTTAGTCCAGTTCTAAAAGAAGGTACATTTTATACATTAAAAGTATTAAACGGAACAAGCGTAGTATATAAAGACAATATATTCTGTACAGACCAGACTATAAGCACATATAGTATTAACAAAGATGTATATACAGAACACGCAACAACTAACGAATACGTAGTATTATGAGCGAATTTTTCGTAACAAAATTAGCAGCTTACACAGCTCCAGAGGTTGTAGAGTTAAAAAACAAAGATTGGGTACAATACGGAGTAGATAATAACTACTTTAATTACATTATTGATGTAAACAACAACTCAACAACTTGTAGAGCTATTTCTATAGGTATTTCTAATATGATTTATGGAAAAGGTCTTGCAGCACACGATGGGGATAAAAGACCAGAGCAATATGCTCAAATGATGTCTTTATTTAAGAAGTCTGATTTAAGAAAATTCATAAATGATTATAAAGTTCTTGGAATGGCAGCATTTCAATTAGTTTACCAAGATGGAAAAGTAAAACAAGTACATCACTTTCCTATGGAAACTTTAAGAGCAGAAAAATGTAACGACAAAGGAGAAATTGAAGGATGGTACTACTCAAATAATTGGGAAAACTTAAAACCTACAGAAAAACCTGAAAGAATACCAGCATTTGGATTTGGCAAAGCAAATGGAGTAGAAATGTATGTTTTAAAGCCTTATGAAGCTGGTAAATACTATTATAGTAGTCCAGATTGGTCTTCTGCAATGCCTTACGCTGTTTTAGAAGACGAAATAGGAGATTACCTTATAAATGATTGTATAAATGGTTTTAGTGGCACTAAAGTTGTTAATTTCAATAATGGAGTCCCAGACCCAGAAAAAATGCAATCAATAAAAAGTGATGTATTAGGTAAATTAACTGGAAGCAGAGGAGAAAAAGTAATCGTTGCTTTTAATAACAATTCTGAATCAAAGACCACAATTGATGATATTCCTTTAAACGATGCACCTCAACACTATCAGTATTTAGCTGATGAGTGCTTTAGAAAGCTAATCGTTGGTCATAGGGTTACATCTCCAATGCTTCTGGGAATACGAGAAGGTAATGATGGACTTGGTAATAATGCAGAAGAAATTAAAAACGCTACACAATTATTTGACAATATTGTAATACGTTGTTTTCAAGACCAAGTAATAGAATGTATTGATGCTATCTTATCAGTTAATGATATTGCTTTAGATTTATACTTTAAAACTCTAAAACCAATTGAATTTAGTGATATTGATATTGTAAATGAAGAAATTATTGAAGAAGAGACAGGTTATGAAATGAGCCTTAAGAAAATAGACGGTCAAGAAGTTTACAAGACTAAAGAAGAAGCAGAAGCAAAAGCTTTAGAGCAAGGATGTGAAGGATATCACGAACACGAAGAAGATGGAGTAATGTATTATATGCCTTGTGAATCTCACGATGAGATAGTAGACTTAAAAAAACCTTGTCAAGCTGGATATGAGCAATATGGTATGAAAATCAAAGATGGGAAAAAAGTTCCTAACTGCGTACCTATTAAAATGACTGAAGACGAAACTGAAAATGTATTAGGTCATTTAGCAGAGAGTGGTGAAAAAATGGAAGATGGTTATGTATTTGTAGATGAAATAAATGAAGAAGATGATGTAGATAATGAAGATTGGGCAAATTACTTAATAAAAGAGAAAAAAAGCACACTATCTAAAGTAAAAGGTTTATTAGGATTAAAAGATGAAATAGATTCAAAGAAAAACGGAAGCTCTTTTAGTTATTTAGATTCTAAAAATGGATTATATAAAATTAGATATACTTATGCAAGAGGTTCTTATAAACCAAGTTTATCACAAAGACCTTTTTGTAGAAATATGATGAATATGGCAAGTGCTGGTATAGTATGGAGAATAGAAGATATAGACAGAGCAAGTAGAGAGGGTGTTAATAGAGAATTAGGGCATAATAGGCAACCTTATGACCTCTTTAAATTTAAAGGTGGTATATACTGTAGACACAAATGGAAAAAGGTCTTATATAGGCTTGAAAGCAATACAGAGCCATCAGAGAATTTAGGAAACTATAAAAAGACAAGGACTATTCCTAAAAGTTATATGAAAAACCCAAGTGGGTCAAAACAAGCTGGAATTGCACCAGAAAATATGCCAAACAGAGGAGCATACCCAAAATAAGATATTATGGCAAAAGCATTATTTATAACAACTAAAGACGTAAAGAGATATTCGGTACTTTCTGGCAATGTAGACCCAGACAAGTTTATCTATATGGTTGAAATTGCTCAAGATACAGAGGTGCAAAATTATTTAGGAACTAAACTACTTGAAAAATTACAAGACTTAATTATAGCTGGTACAATTAACGACCCAGCTAATGCAGCTTATAAAACGCTTTTAGAAACATATGTAAAGCCTATGACTATTTATTGGGCTTTAGTATGTTATATGCCTTTTGCTGCTTATACAGTAGCTAATGGAGGTGTATATAAGCACACATCAGAAAGTAGTGTAACTGTAGATAAAGACGAGGTTGATTACCTTGTAGAAAAATATAGAGATATAGCACAATTTTATACTAATAATTTCATTGATTTTATGGTATATAACCAAAATACATATCCAGAGTATAACGCAAATACACAGGATGATACTTACCCAGACACTTCTAACGTAGATTTCGGTGGATGGGTACTATAAGGTATAAACAAAAAAAAGAGAATATTGTAAAGTTAGTACAATATTTAAAAAAGAAATATGTGGACACAAACGAACACGCTAAACGTAGAAATAAATTATGAGTATAACAGCGAACACATCAAATTGGGGATTATATTATAGCTATTCTTGGTGGGGAACTGCGCAGAATGATGTAGAATGGGGAGATGATTATTACGTTTCTTATTTGCAATCAGATTTAAGACGTAGAGTTTCAACGTATGAGAATAACATAATGACTATTCAATTGTTAAACGACTTAAAAGAATGTTATGAGTAATTTACTACAAAAAGCAAGTATTGTAACCACTCCAACAGCTTATGGGGTAGGTGTGTTAAACTCTATAAAACCAGCTATTCCTTTTGGAGAAGAGCTAATATCTAATGGTAGTTTTAATAATGGTTCAACTGGTTGGACAATAATAAACGGAACTGTTACAGATAAATATAACGCTTCTATGACTGCTTATCAAAGTGGTATTAGAATTGTACCTTTTGCTTATACTGGTACTTTTAAAGTAGTTTTTGATTTAGTTGTTACAAGTGGTAGTTGTAAATTTGATGCTGGTGGTGGAAATGATGAAATATACACAACTAGTGGCACAAAAGAAAAAATAATAACAAATCCTACTAAATTTGAGTTTAACGCTTTTAATTTAGGTTGGGTAGGTACTTTAGACAATGTATCAGTTAAAGAAATGATAGATGCTGATTTCGACTTCACAAGAACATCAAGTGCCACACGAGTTAATCCAGATTACTTATTAGAAACAGTATCTATTAATGGTAGTGAGTTAGTACAGAATGGAAACTTTAGTGAATTAGGAAGCGAGATAATAACTAATGGAAACTTTGAAACAGATAGTGATTGGAGCAAAGACTCTAACTGGTCTATAAGTGGTGGCTCTGCTAATGCAGATGGAACTTCAAGTAACAATATTAGCCAACCAAGTGTAATTCCAACAATTGGTGAAACATATAAAATTACATTTGAAGTATTAAGTATTTCGCAAGGTTATTTTCAAGCAAGATTAGGTAATGAATTAGGGGTACAAGCAAATAATGTAGGTGTATATACATCTTATGTTACAGCAACAAATACTGATAGAATACGAATTTACGCAAAGTCTTCTGCTATTGGCTCAATAGACAAAGTATCAGTTAAGCAAGTAGACCCTAATGATTATTGGGATTTAGGAACAGGGTGGAGTTTTGGAGATGGTAAAGTAATTGGAAATGGAACTTCGTTTACATACATTACACAATCTACTGTTGCAATTCAAAATAAAAAGGTAAAATTAACTTTTGATATTTTAGATTATGTTAGTGGTACATTTAGACTTCTACCATCAGATAGGCAAGATGGTTTAGATGAAAGATTTAGTGGTAATGGTAGTTATGAAGTTATATATACATCTACAGTTAATTTATTTAGACTTCAACAACAAGCTTTTAATGGCTCTATAACAAACATATCTATAATAGAATTACAAGAAAACGGAGTACCAAGATTAGATTATACTAATGGAACTGCAAGTATTTTACTTGAAAATCAGAGCACTAACTTGCTTAATTATTCTAATGATTTCAGTAATTCAGACTGGACTAAACAATCTGGAGTTACTGCAACTTATAACACAACGGAAACTTTAAGCCCAGATGGAACTTATAATGCTACTAAATTAATTGGTAATGGAACAACTGGTATTTTTGATTCAGTTACTGTTTCTGGTGTAGTTAGTCGTTCAATATATATAAAAAGCGTTACAGGAAATGTTAATGTAATACTAAAAGACCCTCAAAATACTGTTACGCAAAAAACTTTAAATGTTACTACGCAATGGCAAAGGTTTGAATTAGTTGAAGATAACACAATATCAAGTCAGGGTCTATGGGTTGATGACATTCCCTCTTCAGGAATATATATATACGGCGCACAAATAGAATCTCAATCATACACTACATCGTACATACCAACAGACGGTTCATCAGTTACAAGAGCAGCAGAAACCTTAACCAATGCTGGTAATAGCGACTTAATAAATTCAACAGAGGGAGTTCTATATGCAGACATATCTGCACTTGCAAACGATGGTACAAATAGAGCAATATCTATAAGTGATGGCACTACATCAAATGTGGTTAGATTTTATTATAGTACAACAGATAATAGAATAGTAGGTAATGTAAAGTCAGGAGGGTCAAGTGTTTTTAACTTTAACAATGTGTTGTCAAATGCAGTAGATTTTATAAAGTTAGCAATAAAATATAAAGCTAATGATTTTAAAATGTATGTAAATGGTGTAGAAGTAAGCACAGATACAAGTGGAGCAGCACCTATTGGTCTTAAAGAATTAGCTTTTGATAATGGAGCTGGAAATGATAACTTCTTTGGAAGATGCAAAACAGTAGCAGTATTTAAAGAAGCATTATCAGATACAGAATTAGCTTGTTTAACGAGTACAAACAACAGAGAAATATTTTTAAATTATTATTATAGAATGCAGTATGTAGGAGCAAATACAGAGGCTTTAAGCTGCGCAGAACAAACTTTTAACATATAATTATGG